TCAACGCCTTCCAATGCATGAACGTCAACGCCACCGTCGGAGACGACGGCCAGCCGCACGTCACCGCGATCGAGGGCCACGACCAGCATTACGACCAGTACGGGCGCAACGGCCTCGTCTGGATCATGACCCCGCCGCTCTACTACGCGGTACGCGAGACCTCCACCAGCCTCGAGATCCTCATCTCCGACAGCAAATGGACCGGCTTCAGCCCGATGCCAGGCCTGCTCCTGCCGGACGGCACGGAACGAGCCTGCATGCTGCACGCCAAATACATGGCCGGCCTCGACGCCAACGGCAAGCCGACCAGCTGGAGCGGCATCCAGCCGTCGCGCGACTTCGGATGCCAGAACGACTACATCGACCGCGCCGCGAAACTCGGCAAAGGCTACAGCGGCCTCACATCCGCCGACGCGGCTTACATCCAGATCATGCTCATGATGAAATGGGCCACCACCAACAGCGACATCCTCGGCGGCATGTTCAACCATTCCAAGCAGGCCGCCGTCACCAAGGGCGAATCGAACGCGCACCGCGTCATCGTCAGCACCGCCGACGCGGCAGGCTTCGACATCGACAACTGCGTCAATGTCGGCACCGACGGCGAACGCAACAACACAGGCAACCACTCCGTCGCCGAATGCCGCAGGATCATCGGCAAGACCGTCATCGACGCCACCAACACGGCCCTCGATCTCGACGGCGACGCCATCACCACCATCAACCCGACCGACAACCTCAAGAACTACGTGTCCGTCATGCCATACCGCACCGGCGCCACCGACCGGATCCTCGGCACCGACGGCATCCCGCACGGCGAGCTCAACGTCCTGCACCAGCCCATCAAATTGCAGAACATCGAATTGTTCTGCGGCATGTACGAGGGCGAGCAGGACACGCTCATCAAGGCGGTCAAGGACTCCGACACCGCCGGCCACTGCGAACTGTGGAAGACCTACGACACCACCAAGGCCAACAAGACCGCCGTCACCGCCGACTACACGCGCATCGGAGACTTCCCCGCCTTCACCGACAAGACCTCCGGCCAATGGCAGTACTGCCAGGACCTCTCCATCGCCGCCGGCATCCCGCTGCCGGTCGGCACCGGAGCCAGCAGCGCCACCGGCCTGTGCGACGCCGTCGGCGGCGATCCGGTCAAACAGCCCGGCATCAAGATGCACCGGCGCTTCGGCGACCTCTGGGGCGGCGCGCACTGCGGCGCGTTCTGCTCGCACCTCGGGGCCGATCCGGCCAACCGCTGGTGGCTCTACGGGGGCCGCCTGTCTGCGCTTGGCCGCTCGAAGGCGTAGACGAGAGCGGTGGGGTGAGCGAAGCGAGGGGGCGAACGCCCCCTCATCACTTCCGCCGCGACAATTTTCGGGATTTGCGACGGCGAGCCTCCGGACATCGGCGTTCGGCGCTTCGGCAACCTCAGGGACGGCGCGCACTACGGCGCGTTCTGCTCGAACCTCAGGAACGATCCGGCCAACCGCAGGTGGAACAACGGGGGCCGCCAATCTGGAAACAAACAACACATTACGTCGCAACTACCCTCCGCCGTCCGCGAGAGGGCCAGCCACGGCAACCTAAGCCGAAAATCAAACCAAGCACGCGACCGGTAGGCCCCATGGCCGAACGCCGCCATAGTCCAGATAGCTTCATGAAAACATACTGCAAACACACCAGATCGTCCGACCCACGCTTCGTGCGCGAAAGCATCGACCACTACCTCAAAGGCAAACGCTCCAGAAGGGACGTGGCCGCATGGCTCGACCACCATCCCGACCTCGACCGCGTCGCCGAGGCCATCGCGTCGGAGATCCGCACCTGCCGCTTCCATGACACCACCATCCGATACTTCAACCGAGTCGAACCGATCAGCGGCAAGCACCGCGTCATCGGCCGCGAATCCGTCCACCACCAGATCCTCGACCACGTCGCCATCGACGCGATGAGGCCCATGCTCGACGCCAAGATCGGCCGATGGCAGACCGCCAGCGTCGAAGGACGCGGCACCATCGACGCGCGCAAGGCCATCAAACGATGGACCCGCCAACGCTCAAGCAGATGGTTCGTGAAACTCGACGTCCGCAAATGCTATCCATCGATCGACCGAACCATCCTCAAACGGCTCCTCGCCAAGGACATAGGCGATAAAACGCTGCTGCGCCTCGTATACCACCTCATCGACCGATACGCCGGAACGCAGGGACTCAACATCGGCAGCTACGCCAGCCAATGGCTGGCCAACTATTACCTGAGCTACGCCTACCATTTCGCCACCGAACGCCTGGCCAAGCTCCGCCGCAGGCGCGACGGCACCGTGGTAAGGCATAGGCTCGTCACCCACGTGCTCTTCTACATGGACGACGTCTTATTAATCGGCCGAGGGAAGGCGGATCTGCGCATGGCCGCGCGCATGCTCTCCGCCTACCTGCACCGTTTCCTCAACCTCGACGTGCATCCGGAGTGGAACGCCAAACGGCTCGCACTGGAACCCATCGACATGGTCGGCTTCACCTTCCGCCCGCACGGCAGGGTCAACATCCGGCACGGAGTTTTCCTCAGGGCGCGCCGAAACTTCCGCCGCGCACGACGGACGGCGAGCATCCCCGTCTGGCTGGCGCGCCGTTTGGCCAGCTATTACGGCTACTTCAAATGGAGCGACTCGATCACGTATCGGCGTCGCAACGGCATCGACAAGACCATGCGCCGCGCGAGGAAGGTCCTCGCGGCGTGAAAGGAGACACCATGATCCAGACCGTGACCTACTCGGCCGAACCGGCGGAGGTGGACTACCATCCACGCGCCGACGGCGGGGCCGACATCCGCATCCGCAGGGACATCGCCAAGATCGAGACCCCGGCGATCGGCGGCCAGCCCGCCGGAGAACAGTGGACCGCGCGCGAAGCCTACATCGTCCGGTACAACCTGCTCGAGCAGGAAGCCGTCGAGCAGGCCGACCAGCTCTTCGCCGAGGCCGAGGAGGACTCCAAGACCGACCGTCAGCGCATCGCCGAACTCAAACAGCTCCAGCTCGCCGACCTCGACGCGATCGCAAGTCTGTACGAAGCGATGGGGGGTGAACAGTGAGGAAGAAGATGATCCCCATCTATGTGGCCCTCGTCCGCAACGGCCTGCGCACCATCGACCAGGTGCCGGCCCCCATCCGAGACGACGTCAAGGCCGCGCTCGGTGTCAAGGAAGAGGATCCGGCCGAGCCCGACGCGGGCACGGGGGAGTGACATGAGCTCGCCGGCATGGCTCACCATCATCGTCAGCATCATCACGGCGTGCGGCGGAGGCATCGTCGGCTGGGCCACCAAACGCTTCGACGCGGGCTGGGCCACCAAGTCCGACATCGACCGTCTCGCCGGCGAGATCGCCAAAATCGACGTCCAGCTCGCCAAGGTCTGCTCGAAGCTCGACAACGACAACCGACGCCTCAACAGCATCGAACAGTCGGCCATGAGATCGGAGCTTTTCGCCGCCACCCAGGACCGAACCCAGCACGAACACCAGCTCGAGGTCGGCAAACGATACCTCGCCGCCGGATACAACGGCGCAGGCCATGTGCGCATCTCGCAGCTCAAGGCCGACTACAGCCGCCGTCTCGCATCCGACGACTGGGACTACTGATATTTTTCACCAACCACAAAAGCCACCCAAACGGGTGGCTTTTTCAATAGAAAGGAGAGGAATTTGAACATCCTCAACAAAGGCAAGCCGAAACACAAGCACATGAATCCACGCCGACAGTGGCGCAAGCTGCTGACAGCGCTCGCCATCGCAGTCTCCATGGCGTTCGCCCCGGCGGCGATAGCCGACATGGACGGGTACGACATCTCGAACTGGCAGTGCGGCATCGACACCGCGACCGTGCCGGCCGATTTCGTCATCGTCGGCACCACATGGGGATCCGGCGGCGTGTACGGTGGTTGCCTGTCCAACGGCGTCAACACCGATGCTAACCGTCAGCTCGCCGGCGCCATTAACAGTGGTAAGGAGACCGGCGTCTACCATTACGCGCGCGGCGGCGACCCGGAGACCGAGGCCAGGTTCTTCGTCGACAACGTGCGAGGATATATTCGCAAAAGCGTACTGATCCTCGACTGGGAGGCGCAGGACAACGCCGCATGGGGTGACAAGCAGTGGCCGCGCCGCTGGGCGCGTGAGGTCAAGCGTCTGACGGGCGTCAACCCGATCATCTACACGATGGACTCCGGCTACTGGCAGGTCGCGGGTATGGAGACGGAGCTGAACTGCGGCATCTGGATCGCACAGTACGCGACGAACCTCGTCACCGGATACCAGACAGCCCCGTGGAACATCGGAGCGCGCGGCGAGGTGATGCGCCAGTACACGTCCAACGGCAGTCTCAGCGGCTGGTCCGGACGCCTCGACCTGAACAAGTTCCGCGGCGACCGCGCGGCATGGCGCAAGTACGCGAACCCCGAAGACAAGGGCACGGCG